GAGGACGAATATGACCGTGGAGCACGTGGATCTGTGCTACGGTATGGCGATATTCCACGACAGCATGTTGCTTTGATTTTGGATTCTATCATGGAGCGAATTTAGGGAAATCCAACAAGGTGAGCACCAATACCGAATCCAGCACCCGTACGGGCCGATGCGCCTACCGAGGGAGCATACACATCAAGAATTGCAAATGTGGCTAGAGCAACAAGGCCAATCATTCCAATCTGCGACAAAGGAAGCGACTTGCCACCCATAAATTTAGGAAGCCAGAATGCAGCGATGGCGACTACTAGACCCTCAAGACCATACTTTACAGCCCGACTTACTAAATCACCAACATCAACGCCAGGAGCAGCTACTTTAACTTCAGGCATTTTATACAACACTTTAGATAATTATTCAATGAAACATATACGATATACATTTCGCATTGACTCAGATGTAATTCAAAAATACTCTATTCGTATCCCTGTCCAGATTGGATACTACGTAGGGGCCTATTTGAACGATCCACATGGATGGTCCAAATATGGTTATTTTTTTGAACCTGTTGAAAAGGACGAACATGTAATTATACGTCTTTCCAGTTCTGCCACAATACACAAAGTGTGTGGACTTTCGAATAATTTGTCATGTGCAGAGTTGGGAGGAAGACATATGTATTTGAACGCAGACCGATGGTTTCATGGTGCGTCTTCTTCAAAACTTTCTTTAAGTGATTATCGGCAATATATGATATCTCATGAAATAGGACATATATTGGGATATGATCATAAAAAATGTCCTTGCAAAGGTTGTGAAGCTCCTATTATGATGCAACAGACATTGGGAATAGGGGAATGTAAACCCAACACGCACGTTAAATAAGCGACTTTCACAGACGAATACACTAATAAACAAATGCCTCGTGAAGTACTACCTGTAGAAGAAGATGATGGAACTCTCATTGATTATTTGGAGGAGGATGCCGAAATCCCAACGCAGCGATATTCGATTGTATCTTTCTTGTCTCCCGAGAAAGTGATTAAGCAGAAGGCAGAGTTTATGAATGAGGAGTTTGTAAAGTGGCTAGAGTACGATTGGAAGGTCAAGGGCATGGAGCACTTTGTTGCATTTTTGTCCAAAAAGTATACGCTCAAGATTGATGATCTAATGGGTGATCTACAGGAGTTTACGAAGGTTCATAATGAGGAGATTAAGAAGACAGATATTCATGAGCAGTATCAGGTGTTTCTTCTCAAGAACGAGAAGGATCTTGAGAATCAGTTTAGTGAGAAAGTAAAGTTTCGCACGAATGTCCGTGGTGTAAAGATTCGTCGTATCTTTGCAAATCTGGAAGAGTGTCAGCAGTATGCGAAAGTCATGCAGCGCAAGTATCCTCGTGACAATCTGTATATTGGTAAGGTTGGATGTTGGCTACCTTGGGATCCTTCAGAGCATATGATGCCAGAAGTTGAGTATGCTGAGAAAGAACTCAATGAACTCATGCGAAAGTACAAGGAGAATGAGGTAAATCGCGATATGTTCTTTGAGGAGGAGAAGCAGCAGAAGATTGAGGCACAGAAGAAGGAGAATGCAGAGCGCAAGAAAAAGACACTTGATGATGCAAATAAGGATGCAGGTATTGCAACTCTCGAGGATCTAAAGCAACAGTTTGATACTCCTTTGCATCCTTCCGAAGGAGCGATTCGTGATAATTAAGAAGTCTTTTTCACTTTTACCCAAGGATCGCTAGCTTTTCTATGCATTTTATCAGGTGAATATTCATCTGCGGCTAACATAGCACTTGCAAACGGTTTGTTATCGACCCAAAGAGACTCATCGCACAATTTAAAAGGAGGATGTTCAGAAGCCTTATACCAAAACACTTGATCTTCTAAACGATTGGATTGAATACCGTTACAGACGACTAGACATTCATAGTTCTCTGTACACTGATCCATAAACTGACAAAACATCTGAAATGTAGGAAACATACCTGCATAATTTTCGTAAATACGTTTACGATTTCCAATCACAGTCTCACGTAAAACAAATACAAAGTCAATATTGGTTCGTAAATTGGGAGGAACACCTAAGGGATATTGCATGGTAATCATGCTCATCAAATCAATATGACGACCGTTCATAAACACATAGCGAGTAGATTCTTCATTCATCCATGTTTTGTCATACAAACAATCATCCAGAATCAAAAACGCACGAGGATCTACATTGGAATGTCCACCTCCTCTATTCTCGCGATTTCTTGCTTGTTTTACAGACATTTGACGTTTAATAGATCCCATTACGATCTCAGGTCTATATTTGTCATGAATAAGTTTTGCAGGAATAATATCCTGAAAAAAAGGACTTGCTACTTCGGAACCTGAAATCACAGTCCCAATTGGAAAACAGTCTTGTGTGTTTGCAAGAATATCTCTCACTAAAAAAGATTTTCCCGTATCACGTTTACCAATTAAGACAATCATAGGAGCTTTTTTAGAATCTAATGCACATCGTTCACGGATCATATCCATGTTAAACTTCTTTATGTTGAAGTTCATTAATACTAATGCGTGAAGTTTTTGATTATGCTTTAACACAACTCTATAATATGGTGAAACGTAGCAAACAAAATGCAGAACTACGATCTTCTTGCATTTCTCTAACTATCCATAAATACGAAATTGCTGTGCTAACACCTCATGCAAAAATATATTGGAATATTCAAGATATTCAGCCCTATTTTCCACCGATTGAGAAACTATTTAAGTCCTCCGAGCTCGAGTGTGTGTCCGCATACGGTATTCGGTTTGATGATGAAATAGCCGCTATTCTATCTCCTTCTAAAATACGAACAAAGTCGGGAAATATAGTTGATATTCACCGAAAGACTACAATGTTACTTTCTCCTTATAAATGGATGAGAGGCGAATATGGATCTGTATTAGGATTACCAACCTCTTTGGAACAGGCTACATTTGCTATGGATAAAATTCAAAATCCTAACAATGCTGCTTATGTAGGAGCGTTAATAAGTAGTGTGTTATCTCAAACAGGATGTGCTCATTTTCCAAAAGTCTTTGGAGTTTTTACAGGAAATACAGCTGAACATATTATTGATATTTCGGATGATTATGGAGAACTATGCGATCGTCCTTGGTTTTCACAAAATATAGGAAAAATGTTTGATATTAAACTTTCCGATGAAATTCAAGAAGCAACTGAATTTAAACATACACGCACAACACGAGTAGCCATTCAATTAGGTGAAAAAATTGATTTAGGTGATGTGAAAGAACTAGATACAGCCAATATAGGTGATGTTGAAATGGGTGATCTAAACAAAGTATTGAATGATGAAGAAGGTATTCCTGAAGATGAATCTGATTCATCATCTGTGTCTACATCGTATATTTTTGACTTACATTCGTGTGATTGTGGTGAGGAAGATGATGAAGATGATGAAGATGAAAGCTGTGAACCGTTTGCATGGGCTACGTTCAAAAATGTGCCTGTGCAAGTTACCGTTATGGAAAAATGTGAAGGAACAATTTATCAATTAATGATGATGAATCCTGAAACAGAAAAACATCTTGCGTGGATTTCACAAGTCATTTTTGGATTGGCATATGCTCAGCGTATGTTTGCGTTCACTCATAATGATCTTCATGCAAACAATATTATGTATGTATCCACAGATGTAGAATATTATTACTATAATTGTGGTGGAATTTTGTATCGTGTTCCAACATACGGATACACAATCAAAATCATAGATTTCGAAAGAGGTATATCTTCCGTAAAACTAACAGGTATGAAAGAGCCAAAACTTTTTATGAGTGATCATTTTTATATAGAAGAAGAGGCGGGTGGACAATACAATTATGGACATTATTATATTTCTAAATTTCCTGAATTGAAACCCAATCCTTCTTTTGATTTATCTCGCCTTGCAACTTCTTTATTTTGGGACTTATTTCCTGAACCTCAACCTGATAACCTTCTATACACTATGTTTATGAAATGGCTTACGATTGAAGGTGGTTCTATTTTATTTGGAAAGGATGATCCAAAACATGATCGCTATCATGGATTTCATCTTTACAAAGCGATATCTCGTTACTGTAAAGATAATGCAGTTCCACGAAAAGAAATTGCTAGTTTAAAACAGTATGTAGTTGAAACTGCAGAGGGTAGTCCCGTTTTAATGATAGATGGATAATAGTGATATGGATACTACAAAGTATTATAAGGATGCAACTACAGGAATAATTATAGGAAAATTTGCATTTGCTACACGTGATCACCCTGGATCAGCAGGTAGACGAAGTGTAGGAACAATTTATTACTTTGAAGGTAACATAATTCCAAATCAGGCATCAAAATATATATTTCGAACATATTCTGATTATTACAATATTCAAAATCCACCTATTCCATATGATATTGAACAAATCTAAAACGTGGGTACGCCTACAAACATATCCTGAACTGCAGACGGTATAGATTCCGTTACTGTTTTCGCAACTTCTGTAACACCTTCACTTCCTGTTGCAAATACAACTCCTGATGTTACCAATCCTCCAAACAAAGAAACTTTACTCGCTGTTTCCCAAGAAATAGGCTCACCCTTTGCCTTGCGATCCAGAGCATACAATATAAAAGCCACTAATGCGACAGCAATAGAGGCTACTACAATCATCATTTGTTGTTTGTTGTCGTAATTCTCTACAGATTTAGAACGAGAGTTTCCGAAACTTTCGCTTCTAGTTCCTTCATTGGATCCTCTTCTGCAATTTCAGGAATATCCAAAGTTGCATCTTCATCCGTAATTGTTATCTTAGGCTGTTCTTCCTCCTCTTCTGAAGAATCATCTTCAAATGATACACCTTTCGTTTCTTCTTCAGGTTCAGGTTCTGGAGCCGAAACAAATGGCTTTGTTGGCTCAGGAGTTGTAAAGTATTTTTTCGTAATCGCTTGCCAAGGAAGAAATTCACGAATCACATTTTCTAAGCATTGGCGAATGACATTCTCAATGTCCTGACGATTACGAGCTTGCACTTCCGATGGTACATTTAGATTCAAAAGATAAGCTGTCTGCCATAGTTTACGTGCTGAATGAATATACAGTTCATGTACAAATTTAGATAAGGAAGGTCTGTCAAAATCAATCTCAATCTCTTTGGATGTTCCTTGGTAATGCAGAGATGCAAATGATTTCATATACGAAATAAATACACCCATAATAAGATCATCCAAATAATTACACTTGGTAACCTTCTCAATTCGCTGTACTTCGGTTGTCAGAGTAGAATCCGACCATTCTGGAATCTTTGTTAACATATTTTGAAATGTACGTAAAATCTGATCAGGTTGATTATTGCGTTCACAGATCTCTCGCGCAGATGCATGAATACTCCAAAATCCTTCCGCAATAGGTGGTACAATTAAAGAACTTAAATGATCTCGCAAATGTGCCTTCGCAAACTCTGTATCTGTCATTTGTTAATGATATATGTACTTAAAAAGTTGTATGTAACGCATTAAAAACGGAATTTAGAAGCCTAGTCTTCACTTGCAGAATAATAATGGACCCCCCGAATTTGAAAGATTGGACCTACAATGACAAAACGGGAGAATTCAACGAGAATGTGGTTCGGCACTTACGATGGTGCAAACATGGTAATGCGTGTCTTTGGCACAATTGCCCGTTTCGTCACGAAAGATGTCTTCATTTTGACAATTGGCTGGCTCGCGATAAACGCGGATATGCTTGTCGTTCTTTGTTGACTGACGGTGAGTCGTGTAAATCTTCGGAAGAAGGTGGTTGTAAATACGATCACCGAGATCCAATAAACCTACAAATATATATACATACACTACCCTGTTCCACAGAAAAGGAGTTGTGGGATTCGTTCTATGATCTTTGTCTGCGTTGGCCGTTTGGAGGTATCTTTGATATTTCTCAAATGTCACGCACAGATAAAGGATTGTTGATCCGTAGTCTGCGAGCTGCAAACATTGAGTTTGAAGATAAAGAGACGTGGATAGAGATGTATATTGAATAAATAAATAAAAGAAAGCCGAAAGGTGAAAAAATGGATTTTTAACGGTATAGTTTTTAACTCGTAAAAGTATGTTAAATCCAATCTATTTTAATCATTTAAATAAGATGTACCCAATTCGTATTGATTATATCTTTCAACATGATCATGATTCAAAAGATCCTATTTTCAGAAAAATTCAAGAGTATTGTGAACTTTTCAATATTCAAATTATTGTTCGTCAATTTAATCCTAGATTTATTGAAGAAGATCGTGAGTATATTCAACGTCTACCTGCATTTCATATGTATGAGAATGATGTGTATGCAGACACATTTTATACAGATGATAAACCGATTCTTCACATTCGAACTGTTTATGATAAATTTGAACTAAAACATTTAGAATATCTAGCAAAGAAACAGATCTGGAATGAAAAACTGAACTTTATGAAACGAATGTTTAAACGGCAATCGTTGAAAACGGATTCGCAATCATCAATGAAAGAGTCTATATCAGAAATATTACAAGATGTCAACAAGCAATCAAATGGAGTCTAAGATTCGCGCTCTAGTGTCATGTCTGGCCGATAATTATGGCTTTGATGTGGATGAGGCAATTGAGTATGTTACGACGGGAACTGATACCAATCACATGGAAGCATTTCTTCCTGCGATTGCTAAGACAACCTCAGGAACAGATACAGATGATAAGAAGCCTGAAGATGATAAGATTGCTACATGCAAAAAGAACATCGCGCTTTGGCAAAAGAAGCTGGATGATGGAAAGGTAAAGGATACTGACAAACAGACCGAGAAAATTGAGAAGGAGCAGAAGAAGCTGGAAAAGCTTCTTGCAAAGGCTCCTAAGCCTGAGCCCGTAAAGAAGGCTGAACCTGTAAAGAAGGCTGAGCCCGTAAAGAAGGTTGAGCCCGTAAAGAAGGTTGAGCCTGTAAAGAAGGTTGAGCCCGAGAAGAAGGAGAAGCGTATTAAGCGCTTCTCTCCTGTCATGGCAACTCAACTCAAGACGGCTCTTGATGGAGTGAAGGTCGAGATGACTGATAAGCTCAAGAAGGAGTTTCAGCAGTACATTGAGGATCTTGCAGATGATGACTTCCGCAAGGATGGACTCGCAGAACATATGCGTGCATTTGCAAAGCTAAAGACTCCTACAGACACAGATGAGAAGGTTGTACCTGACTCAGGTGTCGTTGTGGAGATTAGCTTGAAGCAATTGCAGGATATTGATATGACTGCAAGTGTTGATCCGCCTGGAACATTCTGGGATGCAGACAGTGGGCGATTTGTCAAGGGACCTGACGCAGATGATGATGAAGATTTTGAGGAGGTTACCTTTGAGAAGATCAAGTATGTCGTTGGCGAGAAGACGGGACGCGTGTATGAAGCACGTGATTCGGGCGACATCTTTGCAGGATTTGCAGGTGTTGGAAAGTTTAAGAAGATGACAAAGTAATACATAAAAGTGCCGAAAGGCCATTTTTTACTGTATGAAATCACTCTTACTAAACAATCGTACCCAAAACGTTATCTGAGGCAATCCCCAGAAAGCAAACCCTGGAATAAAGAAACATACTGCTCCCCATAGCATAGACGATATGAATTGAGCACCATATTCAATACCTATAAATACAGAAAGTGTATAAAGAAACGTTCCAAAGAAAACCGCAACACTTCTAAAAATAGATGCAATAAACGATCCTGCACTTTTTGTAGGTGTTGTATTTGATGTGGCTTCTGCTGGAGGAGCACTTATTTGAAACGGACTACCGTCTTTTATCGTTTTAGATCCAGATTTTCCATTTAACGTATAGTTGACCTTCAGCGACTTTACTTTGGTTGGATTAGGATCAGGAATACCAACAGCTTTAAATCCAACCGTTATATTGATTGATCCATTACTTACCTGATTTTGAAGAGCGTCTGTGACATCCGTGTAATTTCCTTCATACCCATATTCTGCTTTTGTGATCTGTAGTCCATTGGCTATAACAATAGGTGGCGCATCTATATTTACGGTATTGCCATCTTTTTCAGTAGACACATTGTTACTACCACCATTTATGGTATAAGTTATTGTAAGTGTTTTTATAGATCCTGGAGAAGGATCTGTTGTGTTTAGTGTCGTTGGACTTACCGTGAACCGTAGAGATCCATCTCTTACTAGCGATGCAACTGTGTTTGTCACGTCTACACTTGTAGAGCCTACGCCATACGTTGCTTGAACAATAGAAAGTCCAGTACTCATTCTTATTATGATGAAAACACGACATTTGCAACGCCTCCCATAACTCGCAGAAAGTTATAAGATTCCACGAATGCGCGAACATTGTACGTATATGCAAGTGTAGTTGCAGGAGTTTTACGAATCACATGTACAAGTTGGTCAGGGGTGTAGTTTCCAACACGATCAAGTGGAACAATAACAGGATTCGCATTATTTGCGGTAGATTTTAGAATACAGACCTCGTTTGAAGGAGATACAATTCCAAATACACTTGCAAGAGGAGGTTGGACATATGTATTTCGTAAAATGGTTTTATTAAATTGCGAACCATTGATATGTCCTGACGGTTGACACTTGTTGTTATGTTCTAATGCAAATGAATAGCTATAGATTCCTGGAATGTCTATTACGGAAAGACCATCGTGATGACGATAGTTTTGAATATGATTAAAGAATTCCGTCTGTTTGTAATTGAATCGTTCTTTGCCATCAATGATAATAGATGATTCTAAAAGTACATCGCGTGTTGTGATTCCTGGCTGCTGCACAACTCCTGTTGTAGACCATACAGGCGGCGTTATACTTACCGATGATCCACTTAATGGAGGTAAATATGGATTTACCCAATTCGTATAATTATCAAGATCATTCAAAAGAGCTCTGTCCGATCTTTGGCCAACCCAAATAACACGTGTACATAAATTTCGTAATCCTAGTTCTATATCATTCGAAGGACCATGTTGATTTTCTGCACTCACAACATCAATCTGTTTTATAATGAAAGAATGATCGGTTGACGCAATATGTGCTAATTCAGCATCCGACACAAAAATATAATTACATTCCAAAAAAGGATTCATCTTCCATATCGTGAGTGTTGGATTGGTAGGCAATTGGCTTGGAAATATAGGAGGAGATAGAAATGTAGACATAGGAAGGGAAGCAGGAGGAGCAATACGTTGACCGTACGTGAGAGATGTAGAGTTTGTATCTTTTACGGTAAAGAGCTGATATACATGCTTTAAATCTACTATAATTTGAACCTCAGAATGCTGTAAAGCAATCAAAGGAAGTGCTTGTCCAATGGATTCGCAAAACCAAAAATGCAGAGGGATTGTTAACACTCTTCCTGCAACCGATGGAGCTCCTGGGCCTTGGCTTGTAGCGAGAGAATGAGGATATTGATTTATTCTATCAAATGCATTTGCGGGATCATAAACTTCTTTCACATTTCCTGTTAATTCATTCAGTACTCGTTTTTTCGTTTCACTGAATTGTGTAGCCGCGTATAGTTTCATCCATTCTCCCGTGTGTCTTACTATTTCTTGACCATTGATTGTTACTGCTACATAATTGATCATATTATATCCAATACTTTGAATCCATTGGAATTCATATCCTGCAATAGGATTTATAGTAGGAACAATAGGTGAAAATATATCGGGTAATGTAATACTCAAATAACAATCATGTAAAAGCTGAGCATACCGTTCTACTTTTGCCATCAATGTTAAAGAACCCGAAGGAGGAAGATTCAAATTTGTTGTTTTGAAATACAACCGAAAATGCTCCATTGCAAATTCCGAATGTCGTTTGTAAACAGATTTAAAGTGAGTAAAGGAGGGATTACCCGTTACAAGAACATCTTGTGCTCCTTTACCTACTAATTGCATTAATCCGCCTGTCATTCTATTATATCTTTAGTATTTAGAATACGTAAGTTTATCTCACTACAACTTTATCATATTGACAGGTTACACATAGTCCATTATGTTTGACGGGATTTGTAGTATCACATGTACACACTTTCTTAGCAGTTAACACTTTTTCATAATTAGTTCCAATAGATTCCAAAACATAATCGGCTGTTTGAGAGGCTTTATAATCAATCCAATTGGATGCAGGACGACGCGTATTGGATGTTCCAAATTCCGTATATACATGTCTCGCCCCTTTATGCGTTTCAAGACGAGGCGAAGGGTTTGTCACATCTGCATTCGTAGCGACAGATGTCGCGTAGTATTTAGCACCTCCAAGTCGTTTTAATCTCACCCAATCACCTGCAGATAAACTGCGTGGGCCACGTTGAATATTGGATGCCATATTATGAAACTACGGAGGTAAAAAACCTGATTTCTCCTGGAGCCGTTCGAAGTCCTAATCTCAATAATCGTTTCGTATCTTGAAACGAAGATGCGTCAAACACTTCATTTGTATCAGGATCCAATACAAACAACAATCCTTTCGCTTTCACAATTTGAAGACGAGGTGATTTTCGTTGAATATTTCGCAAATACAGAGTATCCAAATCATCACTACGAAATCCAGGTTTATACGACAGATCTTCTCCTGTTGCTGTCGTATCAAATCGCATACATTGAATCACAGGCTTCTCTTTTGCATGTAGTTTTCGGTGAATCTCACAATCAATAGCTGCCTGTTTCATCAACAGTGAAATGTTTTTCACAATACGACCCTTTTCATATGCCACTTCATACAGATACTCATCCGAAGACATAAACGTTTCACGAGGCTCACCACCATCATATCGTTTTAGCGTCATGTCGTTTCTGCGAATCGGTACGATGTTGGGCCCTTCTTGTGTCGTTATTTGTTCAGGCGTAAATACACTCATATAGAGCTTTACGGTAACATTTCGTTCATTCAACGGAAGTTTACGATGCGAACAAATACGTATCGCACGTCCAATCACCTGTTCAATGAGAGCAGGATTCCAATAGGGTTCCATAATATGTACTCTGCGTACATCTGCCAATGTAATACCTTCTGCTGCAGCCCTAGATCCTAAAAACACACACAATTTATGCTCTTTGATGGAATCTTTTAGAGATTGAGGAAATGTATCTCCATAATCTTGATTGAAAATCTGACGATGTAATTCACGCTCTTCTGAATCTCCGCCTAAAAACAGTCCATATGCAGGAACACCTTCTTTCATTTCTGTTGATTCACTCCATATTCCTGCTTTTTTCACCAATTTATAAGGCTGAAATCCATTTGCATCCATAATCGCATTAAAGACACCAATACCTTCCAAAGATCTATACTGTGAATAAATAAATTGATTATTGAATTTTCCTGGTTCACCTAGATTTTCTTTTAGATCTTTTAGAAGAGCTAACATTTTTGGAGAGAATTTCGTAAGTGCTTCTTCCGAAAGATATCGTTGAGGATCAGCTTTCAATTTTTCTAGAATATCAGCTTTCTCAACAACTGTTTCTTCCGTAGCTCCTTCTTCCACTGTTACACGTAGTTCAGGAGGAATTGCATAATTGCATGAAAGACGTGATGTCATACGAAACGACCCGAAATCATCATTCAAATTGGGCGAACGAGATTTACGAGATTCGCGTTGCACTTCTATCCATCGTGTTTCTAAATATCGCTGAAACTGTTCGGGAGACATAGGAATTTTCACAAGCGTATTTTCTTCTTCAAGTCGTTTTGGAAGTAACCGATCATCTGCACCTTTGAAATAAGAAACTAGCCCTTGAATACGTCTCATAAATAAATTAGAATTCTTAATAGAAAGACCATCTACAAACATATTCATGAAATCTTCAAATTTTGTAGGAAGAAGTTCTAGCGATTCAACTATCATTCTGTCGGGATCAGGCAATTCAATTCCTGCAAAGGTGGTTTCAAACTTTGTTTTCCATTCTGCAACCCATTCTTTCATATCAGGAAGTTGTTTGAAATCTTTGTTGTATTTTACAGCTATACGTTCTCCCTTTTCATTATATTGACTTTCAAAATACGGCGGGTTTCGTGTTAATAATATAGTACGTTTCACAGAATTGTATTCAATCGTATCCACATCCGTTATCTTGCGAAAGAAAGAAGTCATTAATGCTTCATCCCATTGTTTTGCAGATTTTGTGGGTAAGACAATACGTTCAATCGGTCCACGCAAAAGATTCATTAAGTATGCAATTTCTTGAGGACGATTGATTACGGGAGTTCCTGAAAGTCCTACAACCTTTGCGTTACGTGCTGCATAAATACGATCATACAACTTTCTTCGTATCGTGTCATTTACTGCATAATTCACTAAGTTATGAACTTCATCAATAATAATAACGCAATCATCAAATTGCTGTGTATTGTCGGGTGGCAAAATTGTATCTATATTGGAAGATGAAATGCCGTTGTAGTTAATAAATGTAAACCGCTGATCTAATAAATCATCAATTTGAGCACGAATTCCTTTTTGAATATCTAGTGACAATGTCCGAAAATTAGGTTGACGAGATGAAGATGTTATGAAGAAACGACCATTCGTATCTAAAAACTTTTGAGAAATACCCATCGCTTTTGCTTCTGCGACATCGTCGGGTCCCTTAATGGATTTCGGTTCCCAATACTGTTCAAACGCATAAATAGGATCTCCACATTTACGAATTTCACCTTTGTAATTTTCAGCTAATGAAGCAGGTAACATAATATAAACCTTTTTCGTACTTAATAGAGATTCTGCGACTGCGATAGATGAACATGTTTTTCCTGCACCCAAGCCATGATACAAAAGAAGACCACGATAGGGTGTTTCCATCATCAAATATTCGCGAACAATTTTCTGATAGGAAAAGAGCTCCCGAGAGTTTTTTGACATATCCCCTTGACGCATACATAAATCTTCTTCCGAATCAGCAGTATCTAAAGGATCTATATCGGTCTTTCGGTACTTCAGAAAAATACGTGTAATAGAATCTGAAAAGGCTTTTCGGTTCGGTAGGACGAACATTCTCTCTACTTATTTTTGGCGACGAAATCATAATGGAAGCAATACTCCGCAAGAATCCCAAATTATGGATGATAGCAATATATCTCTTTTTGGTAGCGGGGTTCCTCTATCTACGACCATCCATTGCCTTTGGTCAAAAAGGTCGCATTCGACCTTTCGGAACAGGCCAAAAAGAGAGTACGATCTTTCCTGTTTGGTGGTGGATGTTTGGGTTTGCAGTTGTTTCCTATATGAGTGTTGTTTACTATCTTGATTTCTCTTTGTAAGAGTAATGAGAACTCGTCGTGTCTTCAAAGGACGACGTAAGACACAACGTGGTGGGCTGAGAATGACAGCAGAAGCAGAATATAGTATCACAAAACCTAAAGATTCTGTAAAACTTTTACACGCGATGAAAAAAGTTTTGAAGACAATGAAAGATAAGACAATCACCGATGCGACTGCAAATGTGGGTGGAGATACTGTAGCATTCGCAAAACATTTTCAAAGCGTGAATGCGATTGAACTAAAAGACGATAACTTTGAAGCATTGCAAGAAAACACTCGTAAATTACGAAACGTTACTCTACATAAAGGCGATTCTACGAAACTCTTTGATTGGAAGACGGATGTTTTGTATATAGACGCTCCATGGGGTGGACCCGATTACAAAACCAAAAAGAATCTAGATTTGTTTTTAGGTGAAAAGCGTGTGGATGAATGGATTTCAGAAGTTCTAAAGAGAGAAAATCCACCTATGTTTGTGTTTTTAAAGGTTCCGTTTAACTATAACTTTTCACGATTTGCAGAATATGAGAAATTCAAAATAGGAAAATTCTATTTGCTTTCTTTGCCCGTATACACATTTATCACGCTTCCAAAAAACACTTTTTTGTTTCGGGTTGTAGAAAACCCTCTTACCGACTTTGCAGGTCCTCTTGTAGATGAGAAACACTGTATGCCCAAACATTACAATGTATTTTTCTATACTAATCCATTTGCAGTAGATATATTTCCTGAATATCTAGGTCATGTTCCTGAGATACAGGTGTATAAAACAACCCGAGAATTAAAAATACTTTCATTAATACAGTCTTCTCGTTATACACGGGGATCAAGATTGGAGAACAATGGTGTGATTACATCATGTAATAAGCATAAAGCATGTATAAAGGGAAGACCCTATGACGCATGTTTTACAGATTCTTTTTTGGAAAAGCATTCGGATGTTTCAGGATGGGTTGGAGTAGGAAAAAACGATGGACTGAAAATAAAAGAAGCTTTAAAAAATAACTTAAAAGATGTTGCTAGATATATTCTTCTTGTTTCAGATCGCGATGGCGTTTTGTCGTCGCCTGAGATAGCGTTGTATCCTTTGCAGGAACGACAGAATGAATTTACGATTTCAAAACCGATAGAATGGATGAAAGACCAAACATTCAATTATGAAAGAGTTACATCCTTGCAAAGAGATCATTCTATTCTTAAAGAATTTTTGGATACGAAAGCAAAACAAAACGATTTCTATTTCTTAGAAGCCTGAAGTTCTTTCGCCTTTTCTTTCTCTGCTAATTCAGCCAATAATTTCTTCTTAAAATCTGTCATTTCTTTTGCTGTTGATTGACATACTGTTTTCTCACTGTTTTGAATATTTAATACCATCGTCACCCAAGAAACTAACATAGGTAAATAACCAACTCCTACGATTCGTGCAGTTTCTTCAGGAATACCAAACGATTCAAATGTACCCGAAAAAGGATGACGGATAATCAAAAATGCAGCACCTAATATATACGCTATCGTTGGACCCACAGCTGAAATAGCTCCTTGTGACAAAGATGTCGTGAATCCAATCTTTGAACACTGTAATTGTGTAGATAATAACGAGATTATCATTCCAGATAGCGTAAGAACACCATAGACTCCTAATCCTGAAAATGCAAGAAGTTTATAATCCATTACTTGGAAGCAAGAGAAACACTCCGTTCTAATTCCGTAATCATCTTTTTACGCTCTACGTAATGTGGACGTGTTATGTTCTTGCATTCAGAAAGTGTCTTCCATTCTACACCTGAAACCTCACGTCTTTGAACAGGCGTAAGTTTTTGAGTGAGATTAATACATTTAGAATCTTTGAGAATCGCAACAAAATAGATGTGTTTGTATTTGATATTGTTTGTTCCTACAAACGTTTCACTAAATACAAGATCTTGACGAATATCGTATGCATCTCGTGGAATGTTTGTTTCTTCTGTATATTCCCGAATTGCGCATTCCACATCACTTTCTCCTCTCATTCGTCTTCCTTTTGGAAATCCCCATTCGGGTTCGTGAAATGGAGAAGGACATTCTAACACCAGTTTTTTCAGTTGTAGAGAATTGAATTTCGTAAGAGCAGCTTCGTATTCTGGAGAATTAATATCACGCCCATTTCCCCATAGTTTTGACCATAAGGTTTCAAATTTCTCTGTCGTAATGAGTTTCTGTTCTTGAACAGTCATGTTCAGAAGTTGACGTTTTATATATTCCATATCGTGCAAATCGTACTTTCCACGAATAAACTCCATATACGACATACTATCCTTACGTCTCACCATCAAGACACTCACAGTCTTTGGATCCACAGGTAATTCCAAAGGTTCGTAAATTCCACGAAGGAATAAAATTCCACATGAAATTACAGGATCTGGACATGACCGAAATACATGTCCTTTATCGCCACAATTATTGCAATACATTCTACTTATATCCATACGTTCACTGTTAAGACGTCCGTTTTTTACTTCGGTGTTTCTAACAAATGAGCTGGTTCTCTAAAAAATCTAGCGGACCACCTATAGAATTCAAACCCGATTTTTCAAATGCATCTCTTTCGGGTTCAGAACTAGCGAGACAATTAGATGAAGCTCAAGCACAAGCATCCTACGCAATTCAAGCATCGGTAGAATCGGCAAAAGGTTCGTTTTGGTGGGTTTGGCGGATTTTACTTCCGTTAGCTTTAGTTGCATTAGGTATTGTAATCTATGATTGGCTTGCTCCTCCCGAATGGACACACGTTTTCTTTAATCGGCAATTGGTTAGTCCATATCAAGCTCCCACAAATCCACCTGTGACTTCTGCAGGTCCTCCTGCCACACAAGCTCAACCACCTCCTGTCTTGAAGAGAGTGTGGGCTTCTATTTTTGGAAACAGTAGTGGAAATCTAGCTCCTCCGTTTCATGATGCTTCGCAAGAATCTATCATTCAAGGAACTCTTGCGCCTCTAAGTGCAGAACGTGAAGGAGGTTATGGTATGCAATGGTGGATGTATGTCAAAGATTGGAACTATGGATACGGTAAAAAGAAAGGTGTTGTTCGAAGACCTGATAGTAGCAATAAAGCCGTTATGAATCCTGAAGTTTCGTTGCATCCCACCGACAATTCTTTGCAAGTGAGTGTAAGCGTCTATCCTTCTTCGGAAGGTGGATCAGGAAAAGCAGAACCTGCACCTGCAGGACATTCGGGTTCTTCAGATGATGTGTTTGTATGTGAAGTTCCGAACATTCCTTTGCAGACATGGTTCTCTGTTTCCGTAACTGTATTTGGTCGTAATCTAGATATCTACATTGATGGTAAACTTGTGAAATCTTGCTTTTTGAGTGGTGTGCCTAAACCTGCTGTAGGAGACATTCAATTAACTCCTGATGGCGGATTTTCAGGCCGCGTTTGTAATTTCTACCATTATCCAAAAATGTTGACACCATCTGATGCGATGTTGTTTTGGTCATCGGGCACATCTTGCATGAATCAAACTCCTACTGGAGGAACAGCTGCTGCTACAGGATACTCCGTAAAGTTTGGCGTATATGATGCTTTAGGCAAAGAAGTTCAAGAATACGCTTTTTAAAACATCGTAATCAAAAACTCAAACGCTAGACAACAACAACACCATGTATACCAATCGCTTTCTTCTTTTCGTTCAGGTTCTTGATATACAGGATTTGAAACCATAATAACATCATTATCCATATTATGTACAATACGGTTTTATATCAAAATAGAAATTTAATGTTATTTGTAAAATGAATTTTAAGTAAGTAATGGAATTTTCATATATAAAAATGTCAACTGCTATTCAACACTATTTACAAGAACATAGAATTGCATCAACAAATGTTTACGCGATTCCAATGAATAAATTTAAAACATTAGATGTGAAACAATGGAAATTTAATCGTCCACCTGATCTAATTAGAATTCCTGAAATCCATGAATGGATGAAACAGTTTCAACGAATGGATGGTATTTTGAATCTTGCTTATATTATGAGTGAAGGCTTAGTATGTTTTGAAGGAAATCATCGTAGACTCGCTTTAAATGGACTGGATATTATTGTGTTTGTTAGTATTCTTTGGGATGTTACTGATGAAATTATTACTCATGAATTTAGACGATTGAATAAATCTGTTTGTGTTCCTGATTTATATATTATTGATAACAAAGCTTCTCTACGAGGAGAAATTGAACATGTAGTTTCCGAATTTAGAAAGAAATATCCTGCGCTAGAATCTACTTCTGGAAGACCACAAAGACCTAACTATAATCGTGATAAACTTACTGATGAAATTCTACGGCTTCATAAAGAATCTGGAATACCTGTGGGTGATCTTATGACACGTCTTAATTTGTTGAATGAATCTTATAAACTAAAAGATAGGTCAAAACTTAGTGATAAAATTATTCAAAAATGTGATTCTTCTGGTCTATGGTTATTTGCATGGAGTAGTGTACTTGAAAATGGATTTTAATAGTCTACTATATTATACGTAGTAAAAATGCAGTATGTTCATGGACTAATTCCATCTACAAATATACTAGAGACAACAGTTACACAATATCAAAAAACATCCCAAAGTAATTCCTGAAGCAGACTTATTGAAATTTAGTTATGAAGAAGATTTAAAATCTATTTTCTAACTTTCTTTACAATACGGCTTTATATCAAAATAGAAATCTAATTCAGGATGCACACACAGAATCTTTTGATTTTCTTTGGAATATATAAGTTTTGATTTGGAATCATTATTGTACAAAAATACTTCATCCAGTTTCATATACTGTCCCGCAACTCGTGAAAACTCAGTATAAATATCTTTTGCAAGTGTTTGTGATAAAGGCTGTTCCTTACGTTTTTTTATTCGTTCCAATGTCGTGTTTAGATTGGAATATACGATGGCTAGTTTTACGGTATATCCTTCTCGTTTGACATGTTCCATGATCGATAACGTTTCCTGAAGATTTCTACACGTTTTATCATACACAAATGAATATCCTTCCGAAATAACTTTTTCCAATACGGAATTGAAAACAGGTGTAACCTGCCCTATTTTTCCAGTCATACGCCAAACATCATCTATATTCAAGTCCACATATGTTGTCGTTATACCTACATCTTTCAAAAACTTGTTTTTTAGTGTTGTTTTTCCTGTGCCTGCTGCTCCACATAGAAAAAGTGCTATCTTATGTTTTTTAGGTTTACGAACACCTTTCGTAAGCTTTTCATACACTTCCATTATCCATAATAAATACTTTAATAAGCATAAATAACTGGAAGTTTATAAATGTAAATATTGATACCTTTTTCAATATATAGATATGTCTTTCCACTAGAATTCTCTACAACATCAATATCATTGCATTCATTCATCTCTTTAAGAATCTCGCTATTTCGTAGTTTTACATGTTCAAGTGCATTTTTGTATGATTCATATGCATTTGGGTATGGTTCACCATTTTGAACAACAATATATACTGGCATCTTTTATATTCATTATATTTGCGATAATAAATCCGTTTTTAAGAAACCAGGTATTTCTCGTTTCGTGTATTTCACAATATTTCGCTTTTTGAGTTTTGACTCAATGTAGTAAGTTCTATACGCTTCTATAGGATCTGTATGTTTGTATTCATCAGGCATAGCTTGTTTTATAGGCGTCATTGCAAGAAACGGTAGATTTGGATGATTATGAAGAAGCCATAGAATATGCTCTTCGGTCTTATGTACTTTGTTTTCTCCATACCGAAACTGATACTCTTTGCAAAGCCACCAACCAAGAGAACACAACCACAAATAGTTATGCAACGATTCACGAGTCCAAATAGCTGACGGATGATTCTTGTGTGCGAGTTTATATGCATTTTCGGGCATGTTTGGAGTTTCAAGCATCCAATGTGCACTATACAACAATTGAGCAGTTTCTAAAATCATTTTTACAACATGTTTATCACAATGGTATTGTGCCGCTTCTCGTGGAAGAAATGACAGAAAGAATATATTCATCTTTTTCACTGTTGATATTACGACCTATAAATCCGTTTTATTATCCTCCATTCTGTAAAACTCGTCCACTCTACCTTCTCGTAAATATGCTCTATCCAATGTGTCAATATATTGCTTTGTCTTGTTGGATGTAAGAATTACAATTATATTTTGATATAAAAACATATCATCTAAAAACGTTGACCATGAAGATTTATCCTTTACAGATGTAGGTATCTTGCTATGTAGACAAACCGATTTCGCATGAATATTTTGAATCATTACATCAACTTCTTCAATGACAACTACAATAGGTGTATCATTGATCATACATTCACTGTTACGAATACGTGAGATCAAACTAGAAAATACATCACCTGGATCTGTTGGGTTAAACGAATGACAAAATGATGCACCAATTTCTTTCGCTAAAAGAAATCCAATAAAACTTTTTCCACTTCCTGGAACTCCTTCAATAAATGCTGTTATCTTGTTCTTCTTTCGAAACGATGCAAGAATACTATCAATAATACTTTGTTGAGATGGAAGAGGTGATAAATGACTCAAATTCAGTAATAAAGAACTATAAAATAGATTTGTATACGTTCCATATCGTTGAAAAAATCGTATTGCATCTGTTTTTTTAAATATATCTATATGTTCATTATGTACAACTCCTACATCCACACGTTTTTCAACCGTAATTTGTTCGTAGTATTTCTTTGTTGTTAGAATCGTAATATCAAATTCATTCACAGAATACTGCGCCGATACATGAATATATCCAATACATTGTCTATTGAAGAAAAATCCAGACGGAATCTTTTTTGATCGTAACACAGATACTTCCGAGAAGTAACATGAATTTTCAAGTATGTTCAACATATTTCCATACGATTCTCCATCGTAACGAACGCTATACTTCTGTATTTTCAATGGTTTAAGAAGTAAAACTAGCAAAGTAAATAACCTTTCAAATTGAAAGAGTCCAAACCCTGCAAACAATAGATATATATCTATCATTTTAATTTTACCATGTATGACAACTATAAACCTATTTTATATACAATGGACTTAGGAACGATACTTGTTTCCATAATCGTAGCAGTTGTTATTGTCGGAGGTGCATATTGGTATTTTAGTACGATTGCAAATACACCTACAAAATACACAACAATTCAAATGAATGCAGCAGATGGTAGAACCTCTTTTAAAAGTGATAAAGCGCTTCCTCGGTCGTTGGATCAAAAGGAAGGACTTACGTTTTCGTACACGTGTTGGGTAAAGATTGATAATTTTGTATATAGATATGGTCAACCCAAGGTAGTATTCACAAAAGGATCGGAAGATTTGAAAACTATGTGTCCTGCGTTGTTGGTAGATGCAAACACAAACTCTTTTTTGGTGAAATTAGATACATTTGGTGGTACTGAAACTATTCCTATATCCAATATTCCTGCACAGAAATGGCTACATGTTGCTATTGCAGTAGATCAAGATTCCGTAGATATTTATATTAATGGTAACTTGTACATTCACCACACCTTATCACAAGTTCCAAAGCAGAACAATTCAACTGTAAGTATGGGTGTTGGAGGGGGATTTGATGGGAAAGTTGCAGATCTACAATATTACAGCTACTTCTTGACACCTGATGCTGTAAAGGCATCTATGGCAAGTCCACCCACACCTGATCCCAAAGAAGTAGCACAAGTCTTACCTCCTTACTTTGACATGTCATGGTGGACTAGTCGTAGAAGTTGAATTCTTAACTAAATTTATTTGTGCTCTCGCTGTGGCCGCAGCATCGGCACCTGCCTTTGCCTGATCTTTCATATTGTCAAAATCTGTTTTTAAATCAGTTAGTTTCGTATCCAACTCTTTTGTATCATTCTGCAATGTCAAAAGAGTCGGTGGACCATCTGTAAGATACTCTCTAATCACAAAGTCTTTATTAAAAACAAAGTATATCAAAAGAACCAAAAAAATTCCAAAGATGATTCTAAGATATTGGTAACGAGCCATCTTCTTTGCTTTCATAGATACAAATGAGTTCTCAAGGTGCTGGTGCTACAGGTACTGTATCCTATGTTGGAGGCGATAGTTGTTTCAGAGTTCCCGCCGCAAATCAAGTTTTGGTCGGGTATGTATTTGACAAAGATATGTTACGAGATGGTTCCGATTGGACTTCGTATAAGAAGAGACTTCTTATTCGTAATGAAAGCAAAACAAAATCCTTTGAAGATCCTTGGTTTGCTCGTGGAAACGATTACAGACTTCAGTTTCTTCAAGGTCGGTTTCTAAAAGGGACAAGTGGATGCAGCACGTGTCCAGGTGCCGCATTTGATGGAAACGGACCTTCATGGCCTGCATCTAGTTAATACTTTGGCATAATCTTCATCTTTATTAAGTATTGTTTTGCATAGGTAGATAGAAGGTGAGATAAAATTGTTTTTATTTTGTTCAATATTTCTTCCATATGTTCACGACTATACTGTGTTTTCCGCATATGTATAAGTTTATCAATCAATCTAAATATTTCATGCTCGCGCCGAATGTACGACTGCAATCCTATATTTGATAAACGTCCTTTCAATTGATCTATTTCAAACTCAATTTGTTTATATGGAATTGCATCTGTACTTTCCAATAGACTTTCTAGAGTTCCTATATCTCCATATATCATATACACTCTTCCTGCGTCTCCATTGAATAATATGGACAATTTCTCTAGAATCGTATCGTAACCCTTGTATTTTGCAAGTGCAAACATACGCTTTGCCATCTTGAAATAGTTACCGTCGTGAAACAACATAAATATGTTTTCACGAATGGATTCCTCCACATTTACCAATCCAGAATTCAACAGTTTTCCATTATTTTTAAATTGATAAATCATTGAAAAATCTGTAAAGCGATTGTTTTGTACCCATGATACAACATCTATTTTTGTAATCACAGGACTTTCAAACGCTTGTGCAAGAGTATACTTTCTTCCGTCTTTCAAAACTTTAAATCCCAACAAGACTTCTCTAGGTTTCCATCGTATAATATTTGGTCGAAAGTCTCTTCTTAGACTCAGTAAGTCAAGTTTTGAAACACGTGGTTTTATACGCTTCTTACCATCACGATACATTTCATCATCAATAATCTTTTCTTTATGAAGTTTTTCCAATTGGGCTATAGAGTTTTCATAGTTGTACTCATCGTCTATGATAACCCACTCATCTATAGATCCACTTTTAATATCACTAATGTACGTATCCGATAGTTGACGAATGTCTTTGATGATCTGTTTGAACTGACGAACAAGATCCTTTACAACAATTTCTTTTATTCCATGCATTTCTACAACTTCATATGCATCGTAGTCACCTGCATATATTTGTGACCGAAGTGACATACTTCCCACAATATTTACATTTTTTCCATTTGAAAATGACATGACCCGAATAACTTCCAAAGCATCGGCTGGATATCCATCTGGATACTCTTTTTTTGCAGAGACCGACATGTTATTCTTATCTATGGAAAATCAATAATTCTTTTCTTTCTGCTATCTAGCAAGGATGGTCTCGAAACGAAAGACGAGAGCGGGACGTAGCCGAACATATTCTGAGATCATTAGTGACGATGGAAGCGGTCCGAAGCCTCCCCCTAGAAAAAAAGGACGTTCAAAAAAAGAAGATGATGTTGTCTGGGTAGATGATGACACACTCACAACCTCCGATGATACTGAACAGGATAAAACACTAACCATACAAATTATTGTCAAAGATGGAGAGAAGGAAGAGGAGGAGGATTCGGATTACGAACCAACCGAAGAAGAAGAGGAAGAAGAAGACGAAGAATTTATCCAATACTTGATCAATAAATTTCTTGCTAAAAAGCCTCAAGAAGAACCTGCAGATGAAACCAAAAATGTGTTTCCAAAACGCGAAACAAGAAGTAAATCAAAACCCGAAAGAAAAATTCCAATAAAACTAAGCAAACTTGAAGAAGCCTACTACAATCGCCAGTCTCAATCCAAAAAGATGGAGCTATTAGAACTGATGCATCGTGTTTCAAGCCTTGTTTTAGACGAAGGAGAGACACCCCATAAGTTCCGTGTTCTGCAACTACCTATTTCAGATTACGTAAAATCAAGTGTTATCAAGAAAATCACAAGTCTTTCCGAAATATCTTCAGAAGGTGGAGATGGACACAAACTTCGTAGCTGGGTAGATGCATTCATGCGAATCCCTTTTGGAAAAACAGTTCCTTTACCCATTCAACTCAAAGACGGTACCAAAAAATGTACAGACTTTATGGTGAATGCTCGCAAAAAGATGGACAAGCATATTTACGGAATGGAACCTGCTAAACTTCAAATCATGCAGATCATTGCTCAGTGGATTGTGAATCCTGGTTCTGTAGGTAATGTGATTGCCTTGCAAGGCGCAATGGGTGTAGGAAAAACATCTTTTGCTCGTAATGCGATTGCTGAAGTTCTACAACGTCCCTTTGAGTTTTTTACATTAGGAGGTGCTTCTGATATTGCTAACTTTATCGGTCATTCCTATACATATGAAGGTTCTATGTGGGGTCGTATCGCCGATTCTCTCATGCATGCGAAAACTATGAATCCCGTGATGTACTTTGATGAACTTGATAAGATATCTGGAACGCCTCAAGGTGAAGAGATCGTAAGTATGATGATTCATATGACCGATCGGTCTCAAAATACTCAGTTTCATGATCGCTACTTTGCAGGAGTAGACTTTGATCTGTCACAATGTTTGTTTATCTTCTCGTTTAATGACGTTGATAAAGTTCATCCTATTTTGCGTGATCGTATGACCGTAATTCATTGCGACGGATATACAGAGAAAGATAAAACGGTTATTCTGAAAGAGTATATTTGGCCACAGATCATAGACAGACTTCGGTTCAAACCAACCGATATCGTATTATCCGATCCTGCAATCAAACACATTATTTGCGAATACTCCAAAGATGAAAAAGGTGTTCGTACATTGATACGAACGGTGGAAAGCATGATGACTCGCTTGAATATGTTGCGAGTCGCCAAACATGAAAGTATGAAAGACTATACATTTTATATGGATATTTCGTTTCCGTTAGACATCACAGAAGACATCGTGAAAACATTGTTACATGATTTTGAAAAGAAAGAACCTGAAACATGGAAGTCGTTATATACTTAAAACGATGGATATTTCAAATAAGCATTATGACCAATCCATAACAATTATTTTCTCTATTATCTTTCCATCATATCCAGCGGTTTCTTTGTATGTAAAATCTACTCCTGGATACTCTTTTTTTAGAACTTCAATTAGTTCTAATACAATTACCTCTGTAAAAACAAATCCATTATGAAAAGGGTCATGTAGGTTTATAATATATTTTAGTGAATTTAGTGAAGATTGTCTTATATTGCCCCAAAGTCTTAAAAGAATCCTGTCAAATATTTCATACTTTGTCATTACATGAGGATTCTTAATGATTACCTGTAGGTTTTCACGTGATTTTATAATAGATTTGGGTGGCAAACTCATTATATAATAATATCATTAGTACTTTTAAGTGCCAGGTTGAAATACTCCTTGGTCTAAAACGCATGATATCCTGCTCCCACAACTCTACAGAACCCAATGAGAATTCGAACCCCGATCAACACCACACATATGATTCCAATCACTGCAAATATCACTGCTGTTTCCATCTTTTTATCTGCAATCTTATCATACTGAAACCATTTTATCCATTTTTAAATGTTTCTTCGTTTTCAAATGTGTTTGCATTTCTTTTTGACCTCTATAGTGGATATCGCATACTGTGCAATATAAAGGAACTTTGCTTTCAAAGTTAAGATGAGATTTGCTAAGAAGATGTGTTTTTAATGATGATGGTGAATTCAATTGTACATTACATTTTTGGCATTTATTTCTATATTCGCTAAGACATACTTTTCTAAGTTTTTCCATTTGTTCGCAAACATGATGATATGCTTGGGTGTGTGTAGACTTTCCTTGTTTTGGGTTTAGAAATTCAGTTCCACAAATACATGCAAATTTATCTTTTTCGATACACTTGAGACCTCGAATACAATATCCGTCAAATTCAGTAGACATATGTGAAGAAATTTCTTGTATGTCTTCTGTTCTAAATTGATCACACATACACGTATATCTGCATTTAGCATCCAACCGCCATCCCAACGGAGTATCCATTGTTTCAAGTAAAGATAATTTTCGTAGCTTCAAGGACACTTGTTGTTTTTAGAATTCATACCCCTTTAACATCCTCCATAAATTCATTAATTAAGTTGAATGACTCTGCGATTCACTTTCAAGTTTCTTTAAAATGGTGTCTATCGGCAAGATAGTCATCAAAAAATTTTGCAAACTCATTCTCTTATCATTAAAGTTCCTCATACCAAGTTTCTTACGTCTCTCAGCAAATTCATCCATGTCTTTCGAAGTGTACAACTTGAAATATTCAATTAGCTTTTCTTTATGATCGGATCGTTGAGAATTTATGTAACTGACAATATCGTCATCCATTACCCCTTACAAAGATTTTGCTTTTAAATGAAAAATGCCTTTCAGCTTTCTAAAATTATTCATGAAGAGCATCCAACCATGCTGACCATTCTTCTTTAGGAACCATGTTTTCGCGAAGGATGACGTGTGCGGCTACCAATCGCTGATATTCGTCTTGAATAGACATCAACCGAGGAAATTCGCGACCCAATATTTCAGCAACAGACTCTTGAGCACCTACACCTTCCATGTATCCCGCTAAAACATTACAGATACGAGACAAGTTTCCCTGTGCGCACATACCTACATTATCTTCCATCTCCTGCTTAATGACCCTACATAGATCCTCTTTGTCTGAAGAGTTCTTGACATACTGCCATACAGAGTCAAGAACCTTTCCATAAATACCTACTTCGATATCATAGATGGCAACTTCCTGTGCGTATTGCGACATCATTTGCCATGCAGCTCTTTGTGAAAGTTTACAGTGCCATCCAATCTCAAATGGAGTCTTTGATGCGATTGTGTTGTTCCAACGATAGTCTTCGGGTACAGGAATACGACGAATTCTTTCTACAATTTCTTTTGTTTGTCGAACAGCTTCGAGTGTGTGAACGTTCTGTGGATCTGCTGCAAACTGACGCAACTCACGTTGAACTGGTTGAACAGGGATATCATTATCTTCAGGCTCTAAGAACCTATCTGCGTCTTCAATACGTCGAACCCGAGCAAGTAGGAGTTGATGACGGTGTTCTGCACGAGCGTTTGCTGCGTCACGCCGTTGCACCGCTTGTTGACGCGCTACGGCATCGGGATCAATTCCTGTTCGCGCAATCTCTGCTTCTTGAAGGTTTATAAGATCTGTCATGGCTCGTTGGTGACGTGCTTTCATGGTCTGATAATCTGCAAAGTAATTGCGAACTTCCTCTGTGACTCTACGGCGGTTCCTTTCTTCCATCAGCATCGCTTCATGACGTAGTTGAAAATCTCTTGTTTCTTTTTTGTTGATATAACCCAATTCCTTGCGTACCATCGTATTAGGTCCATTTATCGTAAGTGAATTGTGATGGACACCACAACGTTGCCCATCGCCATACGCCCTGCGATTTGTTTGACAACGTGTTCCATCTGTTCTTATCGCGACACATTTGATGTCCATAGTGTCTTTGTTCCCTTGTATATTTATTAAAAGGATATTCGTTTTTTATGTAAAACGGATTGCGTGTGTCGGTAGGTAACAAATGTTATAGGAGCAATGTATTCGATGAATATGACTCAGGTAGAGCGGTGGGAAACCGCAGTATAATAAATAAAAATATAAAGAGCTGGTGTAATTGTAACCTTAGCAATTCAAGTCAGTTGACGATTGTTATCTTGTAAAACTGGGACATTGTATAGCAGTTTGAGACGAACTGTGATAACCAAAAACTCTAGGATGCATCCATATCAATGTATCTGAAGATATTACTTCATTGATACTGAAGGTGGGTTAGCGAAAGCTTCATAGAATCATACCCACAAACCAAAGTGGTTCTAAAACGGATTTTTTAGTTCTATTTTACTAATGGATCAAACAATGGCGGGTAGTGAAGAAGATTCCTTTGACGATTCGTGCCAATACTGTGTGTATTGTGAGAACAATGTATCTCCAAACATGCACATGTGCTATACATGTGCGGAAGCATATGAAAACGAACAAGAAGCTATGAATGAAGAGATGAGAGAAGGAACTCTTGAAACTATGATACTTTGCACAATTCTACTTGATATTGAAGAGTTTGACATTACGTAAGGCATCAACTAACCCAAAAAAAGACCGCGGGTCTTTTTTGCCCCCCACACGCATCCTAAAAAACGGATTCTTTGGGTGTCGGGCGAAAAAGGTTGCCCGTCTAAATGGGTGCTAGCTATTTA